TGTAATGAGGCAGTTAAAGTAGATAAGGGTGGACAAGCAGATATAGCAAATAGTAATTGTAGTTTTGGTACTTATGGATTAGTTGCAAGAGGTGTAAGTGATCTTCAATATACAGGAATTGTTACTTCATCTGCTGCTGTTTCTCAAGCAGAAGTAGTGGTTAATGTTGATACAACTGAGTATACTTTGAATAATTTTGATTATGACCATAATAGTGGAATTGCTACTGCAACTACAACTGCTGCTCATAATTTCCAGGTTGGAATGGGTGTGACACTTGCGGGAATTGGATTGACATGTGAATTTGGATCAAAGACTTATCCTTATAGAAGACCTCATATTTTCACTGTTGATTCAATTCCATCTACTACGTCATTTGTAGTTAATGTTGGTATATCAACAGTAGCTCATTATTATGCTGGTGCTGGTGCAACTGCAGGAACTGCAAAGATTGATATTGACAGACCTTATGATGGTCAGTTAGTTTATTTTGATACATTATATCAACAAGTAAGTACCATTGCTGTAAGTGCTGGTGGAACTGGATATACTTCTACTCCAACTGTAACTATTGCTGATCCTGCTGGACCTAGTGGAGAAACTGCTTCTGCATATGCTACTGTTGAAGATGAAGCAATTAAATCAATTACTATTATTAGTAGTGGAAGTCAATATACAGGAACTCCAAGTGTAACTATTGGAGATCCTAATGTTGGTTCAAATGGTGCGACTGCTACTGCTAGTATGGATCCACTATACTATACAATAAATAGTTCGACACCCGTATCTTCGGGAATTTCTACATTAACACTTGCTACCAATTTACTCAATACTGTTGGTGTTGGATCTACTGCATTCTTCTCTCAAGGAAGTAGAATAATTGCTAGTTCTCATACATTTGAATATGTGGGTGCAGGTAATCTTATTACTGAAGCTACTCCAAAACGAGGAGGAGTTCTTGATCAAGAAAATGAGGTTCTAACTGAAGATGGTGGTAAAGTTCTTTATACTAGTACCGACCAAGCAGGTAATTTTAGAATAGGTGATGATTTGAAAATTAATCAAGAAACTGGTACAATCAGTGGAAGAGCATTTAGTAAGAGTTTATTCTCAGAAATGACCCCATTTATCCTAGCATTAAGTTAATATGGCACTCGCACTTAATAGATTTAAAACATATACAGCAACACTTACAACAAGTAGTGCGACGATATATACTGCTCCAACAGGATATACTGGTATTATTTTATATGCACATATAACCAATTATGCTGCTGCAGCAACTACTCTTACAATGTCTCATGTAAGAAGTAGCACAACTACTCAGATTATTAGTGGTGCAAATGTTCCTGTTAATGATGCATATATTCCTTTAGATGGTAAATTAGTTTTAGAAACAAGTGATTATATTGTTGCTCAAGCAGGTGCAAATAGCACTTTAAAAATTCTTCTTTCAGTATTGGAGACGGCAAATGCCTAAATTGATTAGTCAAGTTAATAGTCCTGCAGTGGGTATTAGTAGTGATGGAACTTTGTTAGGAGATGCTACGCAAATAAATTTTGAAAGTAATAGAGTTAAATATGATTCTAATACAGGAATAGCAACAGTTATGACCGACCCTTTAACTGTCATAGGTCTGTGATATAATATATAAAATAGAATATGGTATATTATGAACCGAAAGGAAAGACGTGCTGAGTCTAAAAAGAAATCTAATAAGTGGATTGTTATTAGTTTAGGTGCTATAGTAGGATTATCCCATATTGGTATGATTGGGATAATTGCTAGAAATAAACAACTTCCAGTAGTAAATCTTCCTGTTGGACCTTATACTGCATATACGGTTAAGGCAAGTAAGGATGAGTATTTAATTAATTATCGTGCAAATTCTCCTTTAGTAATGGAGGCAACCAGGAATATTAAACGTCCTGGTGGCTTTCTTGGGTTGGGTACAAAAACTATTCAGACAAGAGAACTTTACACGACAGAGGGGTCTCGCCACTTGGATGGTAACCGATTGGGAAAGTCCCTTAGCGACAAGAAAGTCGCATGTATCAAAGCAGAAGGTAGTGGAGAAGGAACAGGCAGAATGGTCGGCGGTGCAATCGGTGCCTCTGTTGCTACTACTGGTGTCGCCTCTATTCCTTATGTGGGTTGGGTGCTCGCTGGTGCTGCTACTATGCTCGGCATGGAACAAGGAGCAACAATAGGTGGAGAGATGGCAAAAGACTTTAGTGAGGCATGTGAAGAAGAAATAGAAGATAAATAAACATAGAGAGTCTATCTTTTAATGAAAAAGTGTCCTCCAGGTGAATATTATTGTCAGGATATGAAGAAATGCAAACCCATTCCGCGTGGTTATCACACCACTCGTTTAGGATGGTTGGTGCGTGACAAAGATGATGACAACAAAAAGAAAAATGGCAATGGCAACGGTAATGGGACCCATAACGGGAATGGAAATGGCAATGGCCATTCTGGCAATGGTAATGGTGGGAACGGCAACGGCTCTAATGGCGGCAATGGTGGAGGAGTAAGTGAATCCACATATATGCCCAGAAAGACAGGAAATATAATAACTGCAATGTTGGCATGGAGAGGAAACGATTATCGTCTACAAATGTTCTTCCCACATGTCAAAACCCCCTCACGCAGAGAAGTACAGGATCAAGTGAGAAAAGTATATCCTAATGCTAAACTCTGGAACTACAAAGTTTCAAACTATGACCCAGGAGAACCCCTCCTCCAGATCGGAGGAAAGAAAAACTAAAGAGCTAGAAAAGCAAGTAGAAAATTTAAAAAAAATTATAGAACTACAAAACAAAACTGCAGAACACGATAGAAAACTTCAAAGAAATTTTAAATATGAAATGATGTGATTATGGATGACATTTACTTAGGCAATCCGAATTTAAAAAAAGCAAATGTTGCTCAAGAATTTAGCGCAGAGCAAATTCAAGAGTTTATGAGATGTGCAGGTGATCCTGTATATTTTGCTAAAACTTATATGAAGATTGTTTCTCTTGATGAGGGACTTGTCCAATTTCAACCATATGATTTTCAAGAGAAGTTAATTAATAATTTCCATAATAATAGATTTAATATTTGTAAAATGCCACGACAGACTGGTAAGTCTACTACAGTGGTTTCTTATCTATTGCATTATATTGTTTTTAATGATAGTGTTAATGTAGGTATTCTTGCAAACAAAGCAGCAACTGCAAGGGAATTATTAGCCAGATTGCAAACTGCATATGAGAATTTACCTAGATGGATGCAACAAGGTATAATATCATGGAACAAAGGATCTCTGGAGTTAGAAAATGGCAGTAAGATATTGGCAGCTTCTACATCTGCAAGTGCTGTCCGAGGTATGTCGTTTAACATCCTCTTCCTCGATGAATTTGCGTTCGTTCCAAACCATATTGCGGACGCATTCTTTAGTTCCGTTTATCCTACTATTACTTCTGGTAAATCAACGAAAGTCATAATAGTTTCAACTCCACATGGTATGAATCACTTCTACCGTATGTGGCATGATGCTGAAAGGGGTAAAAACGAATATGTACATACTGATGTTCATTGGTCAGAAGTTCCTGGTAGGGATGATGCTTGGCGAGAGCAAACTATTGCTAACACATCAGAGCAACAATTTAAGGTCGAGTTTGAATGCGAATTCTTAGGATCTGTTGATACACTTATTGCACCAAGTAAATTACGGACTTTGGTTTATGAAAATCCTATTCAAAGAAGTGCTGGATTGGATATTTATGAAGAACCCCAACCTAAACATGATTATATTTGTACAGTAGACGTTGCTCGTGGAGTAGTTAAAGATTACTCTGCATTTGTAATGGTTGATATAACTAATTTTCCGCATAAGGTAGTTGCAAAGTATAGAAATAATGAAATAAAACCTATGCTATTTCCTAATATCATCTATGAGATAGCAACAAAGTATAATAAAGCATTTATTTTATGCGAAGTTAATGATGTTGGTGACCAAGTAGCATCTATTTTAAATTATGATTTGGAATATGCCAATCTTCTTATGGCATCTATGAGAGGACGTGCTGGACAAGTTGTTGGTCAAGGATTCTCTGGTAAGAAAACTCAATTGGGAGTTAAGATGTCTAAGACTGTTAAAAAGGTTGGGGCATTAAACCTTAAGACAATTATTGAATCAGATAAATTGATATTCAGTGATTATGAAATATTAAGTGAATTAACTACTTTTATTCAAAAGAGTAATTCCTTTGAAGCAGAGGAAGGATGTAATGATGACCTTGCAATGTGTCTTGTCATATATGCATGGTTAGTAGCACAGGATTATTTTAAAGAGTTGACAGACCAGGATGTAAGAAAAAGATTGTATGATGAACAAAAGAATCAAATAGAACAGGATATGGCTCCCTTTGGATTCATGTCAGATGGTCTAGAAGATGAGAGTTTTACAGATGATGATGGTGATAGGTGGTTTACTGATGAATATGGAGACCGATCTTACATGTGGGAGTATATGTAAACATCGAAAACAATAAATATTTTCAGAGAAACTGAGACTCGGAGAACAAAAACATGGCGACTCCTCAATTATCTCCCGGAGTACTGGTACGGGAAGTTGATTTAACAGTCG